TCATGCCTTCGGGTGCCAAGACAGTGGTCGAGCCTTTACCGAAGACTTTGCCCAGCATCAATCGAAGCGCCTCGGCAAACATTTCCGGGTTCTCTCTCGAGGCGTTCCTGAGCGCATAATAGCCTGCGTCAACAGGGTCCATTGCCCCACTGGCATTTGTTTCCGACGGCTTGCCCATGTGCGGTAGACATAGCCCGTCTTGCTTTTGGATGAAGTCAGTGATGGTTGCTTGGTCCATCCATTGCCAGCCCTCGAGGCCGCCGAGTTTTTTCTCAATGTCCATCTTGTAGTTTTTCTTGATGTAGGCCATCGCCTCCAATAAGTCTTCCGGCACATCAATTGTCGCAACGTCATGCGACATCTGGAAGTAGGAGGCCCGCTTTGTGCCGGGATTGTGCAGGTAAAACTCGGTTGAGTAGCGAATGCCGGGCCGCGTGTCTTCGGGAAGGTCCCGAATGAGCATGTCCTCGTTGCTGCCCGGCTTGTTGCCTGCCTCGTCTGCCCCGTTGTGTCTTTTGTGTCTGTCGAGAAGCGACGAGCGTGTGCCTTCGACCATGATGGTCTTGCGTCCAGTGGTACGGTTAAAGGTATTGGTTTTCTTGTCAGTCATGGTGTGTTTCCTGTGTGACTGTTGGTGGGGTTGGTTTGAGGGTCAGTGCTTGGTCGCCCTTTCCTTGGCACGATCACGAATGTAGTCCGTCCACTCATTATGGGATTCCTCGGTCCAGTCAGCGGCCTCGCGCCGCTTTATGAGTTCGAGCAGGTCGCTTCCGAGCAGCTGGATTTCGGCGTCTTCACCGCCACAACGACACTCAGGATCACGGCATCCAGTCATGAATGTTGCGATCTCGCTGTCATAAAGTTCCTTGAGCATCGTCTTGAGTTCGGGCGGAATAAACCCGGCAATGATCATGGACACAGGGTCATTGCCGGATATGCGTGGGTTGTTGATATCCGATGCAGAAAATGCCTTCACGTGGTTTTCATCCAAGATGATGCGAACGATTTCCTCGTGTTCCATGAGACGCCAGTCGTTTGCCGCTCCGAACTCAATAGGATACAGATCGGCAAGCTTCGCGAGTTGCGTTGCCTCATCAAAGGCATCCGGCACGATGCCTACGATGTGTTGTTCCTCGTGCTTGATCACGAGGTTGCGCTTGTCGCTCTTGGCAAACATAGTGATCGTGAACATCACGCCCTTGAATATGAGCGCAGACTTGATTTCCTCTGGCGTTGAGGCACGATTGCCTGTTTCACTGGTGATTTTCTTCTTGGTCATGATGGTATGCTTTCTTGTGTTGGTAATAGTGCGAGACAGGCCGGAATTGGCCTGCCTCAGTTGTGTAGCATAAGCGTGACACATTGGCTATCGTGCACGCCAAAGTTCAGTCCATCTGATCCAGACATGAAGCGTCTTCGCATCTACGTTGATCACAGTGTCGTCGTCGAGGAACTGAATGGCCTCAAGCATGTACTCGGCGTCTTCCTGCCAGTCTTTGCCGTATGTCAGATTTTTAAGGCGACGTGTGCCGCTCTCTCCCGCAATACGCGCCTCGAGCAACTCGTCGATTTCGTCTGCTGTTGGACACCGCCTCGGGCCCATGTTGAGGAAGCCAGTGCCGATAATCCGCTGTCTGGACAACTTGTGGCGGTCTTGTGCGAGAAACCGCTCGCCCATCCACTGTCTGGCCAACACGAAGTCTGGAAGCAGCACCTTGAGTTGCTCTGCGGTCTGCGGGACGTAACCGATTGGGTTGCGTGGTTGATCAGGGGTCATGTGTAGTTCTCCGGTGTTGTGGGCTTTCGCCCAAGGACTTCCCTCACGACACGTTCGGCATCATCGCCCCATATGTCATGCGCTTTGGCGAGGAAACGCATACATTCGCGTCTGGCTTCCTCGTATTCTGGATGCGTCGTGTGTGCGCGCAGAACTGCCACGCACTCCAACGCCAAAGCGGACAACACGCGTCTGCGCATTGCCCGCCTCTTGTGCAGTGGTACGCTAGGCGGCATTCGCCTGCGTTTTGTCATTGATGTCTTCGGCGGTGTAAATCCCCGCCGTCAACGGGTTGAGCGCAATCGCGATGATGCGATTGCTTTCGTCCACAAGACGCCAGTGAGACGCTCGGGCACTGACCGCTGGCCCACCGTCAAACTCGCCTTGCAGGCACAGCTGCCACGCAACCGCATCACGCGGGTTTTTGTTGGTCTCGATCAGGGCTTGGCCATCGTGTGACCCCATGATCTCGCAACGTCCGCGCATTGCTGCAATGTAGTACTTTGGCATGGTCTGGTTATCCTTCGTTGTTGGTTGATGTAATTGCGAGCGCCCAAAACACGATAAACCCGATGGCCATTGGCCACCGGGTGATTTCCATCGTGATGATGGGTGCAAGACGACGCATTATTTGCGTGTTTTCTTTGGGGCGAACAACACGAAGCCGTCGAGGCCGCGGCCTGCAACGTCTGGCTTGATGCCGAACACTTGCGCGATGGCAAGCTCTACGTCGGCGTCAAACGTGTTGTAGGTGTCGTCGTCGGACACCGTGTTGACGGGTTGAAAATCGTCGTCGATTGCTGCAAGGACGTTGTGGATGGACAAAGTGCGCATTGGAAACTCCCGAATTGAAAGCGCAAAGAAGGCCACCCCGAAGGGTGGCCCAAGGTTTGTGTGTGTGTTGACTCGCGCTTACTTCGCGCCGAGCAGAGCCATCACGCCAGCACGTTGCTCAGGCGTGAGTTCGTCCAACGCGGAGCGCACCTCAGCAGGGATTCGCGTCTTGGTGCGTGACTTCGCGCTGGCCTTGATGCGAGGCTGCTTCGCAGCCTTCACAACAGGCGCCGCCTTGGGCGACGCCTTGGCTTGCTCGAAAGCGGCCTTAGCGTCTACGCCTTGGCCCGCCTTGATTTGCGCGATGGCGATATCGGTGCGGCGTTGCTTGTACGATCCGGGCTTCGCAGCTTCGCTGCGTAGGGCGAGGACTTCGAGCGCGGCCTTGCGCACTGCGAACACGTCCTTCGCGGATGCGCCGTTGAGTGCTACTGCGATGTCTGCAAGCGTAGCGCCTTTGAATGGATTTGTCATGCGTGTCTCCTGTGAGTGTGTGCATGGATGCCGGACCGACCGGGATTGGTCGATCCACCCCAAAACCCCCTCTCCCCTTTGGGGAGTGCGCGCCTGTCCGCGGACGACACATAGCCCGCCCGCGAGGTATTTTTCCCTCATGACGCCAAGGTTTTCCCAGAGGCCCTCGCATGCGCGGATCTTCACGCGCCCGAAACGCGAGAGGCCAGTGGATTACCCCTTGGAGGGGAGAGCAAAACCTTGTTTTCATTGGCTTTTTTCCTTGGGCTGTGCCCCATTTGTGCCACCGTCGTCGAATATGCGCTCTCTTGCGCATGGGGGGGGCAGGCCCGGCCCCGCCGTGGGTCCCATCGGCCATCTCACGTCACGGGTGCCTCTCTAGTAGCGAGCAAAATTTGAAACTTCCAAACAAACAGGATACACAACCACATGACCAAGATCACAGGTAAAGACGTAACCGAGGCGCTGGCCTCCGACAGAAAAAAAAAGTCAACGACCGTCTTAGCCGCCGTCGTCTCGAAAGACGTGAAGCTTACGCCAGCCCGCATAATTGCCCTCCGAAGCCGCATTTCAGGAATTATCGGGTCCCAACTGGACACCGCTGAAAAAGTAATCCTCGGCACCCAAACGTGGTCGCCAACCCAAGCCCGCGTCTTCTCGGCCCTCTTGAACAAGGTCGTGCCCGACCTGAAATTAACGCACAATCAACACGATCACGTCCACACAGACGCCACCAAACTCAGCCGTGAAGACCTCATGGCCATCGCCGCCAAAGCCAGCGAGCAAGACCCGAACGACCCGGACGAACCCGAAATCCTAGACGCCGAATACGAGGACGCACCATGAAACTCAGAGACAACACGAACATCATCAGCAATCCCCAAGCCGAGGCCCTGCCCACAAGCATCAGTGCCAACGACCTCGGCAAAGCCATGGCCCAGCTGGACACCACGAGCGTTCCGCCACACAAGCGCCGCAAAGCCATCATGGAACACTTCTACTCCATCATGGCCGACAGTATCCAAGACCAAGAACTCTCCACCCAGCTCCGCGCCTCAGGCGTCCTACACCGAGGGAACATCAAAACATTACTCTAGCGGCCCCTCCAGAGCCCAAACCATTGACGCCAGCAGAGGCCGCAAAGCACCTGCTGGCGCTTGACTATGCGTCAACCTCCTACCTTGGCTTCATCAACTTAGTGCATCCCAAGTTCGTCCTGACTGAATTCCAGATCGAAATCATCGACACCCTCGACCAACTCGAAAAGGGTCTGTTGAAATCCAAAGACGGCACGTCGATCCGTGGCGTCCTGATGACCATGCCTCCCCGCCACGCAAAAAGTACCTTCTGCACGATAGGCTTCCCGGCCTATTTCATGGGACGCGACCCCACCAGATACGTCTTGAGCACCTCATACAACGCCCAACTGGCCGGAGACTTTGGCCGTGAATGCCGCGACCTGAGCGAAGGCGATGTCACCAGACAGATATTTCCTCACTTCCGGGTAGCGGGCGACAGCCGGGCAGCAGACGTATGGCGCACAGACGTTGGCGGAGCCTACTTCGGCGTGGGCATCGGAGGCACCACAACTGGCCGACCATCAAATCTTCTTCTCATTGATGACCCGATCAAGTCCCGCGAAGAAGCCGAGAGCGCCACGATGCGCAACAAGGTCTGGAACTTCTACACGTCTGGCCTCCTTTCGAGAAAGCAGCCAGATCACAGCGGAAACCCCGCAATCGAAGTGGTCGTTCAAACCCGCTGGCACCCAGACGACCTCGCTGGCCGCATCATGGCCACGGACGACTGGAAAGAAGGTCGCTGGATACACCTAGACTACCAAGCGATCACACAAAAGTTGGGCAAAAAAATCGGCAGAACGTCTCTGCCCGAAGAACATCCTATGTTTCTGGCAGCCAACGAAAGCTCCAAACTCACAAAGTCCAAGCGTTTCATCCAAACCAGCGAAGAAGTTGCCCTCTGGGAAGCCAGATTTCCCCTAGAGGAACTCAAGCGCAAACGGCGTATGAACCCGCGCGACTTCGAGAGCCTCTATCAACAGCGCCCCTACATTGAAGGAGGCAACATCTTGAAGAACGAATGGTGGAAATACTTCCCCGAAGACTTTGATCCAGACAATTTCCAGACGCTCATCACCGTCGCGGACACAGCCTTCAAGAAAAACGAGAGCAACGACTACTCGGTCATCATGACCGGGGGCATGACCCGCGACGGCAGTATCTATATCTTGGACGTCCAGCGTTCGCGCTGGGAATACCCGGAGCTCAAGCAACGCATGATCTCGAACGCCGCCGTCTGGCGAGGCAAAGGCCACCGCGCAACCTACATCGAAGACAAAGCCTCTGGCCAATCCCTGATCCAAGACCTGAGACGCGAGAGCGGCCTCAGCGTCATCCCTTACAAAGTCGGCACCGACAAAGTAATGCGGGCCAACGCAGTCACGCCCCTCATCGAAGGCGGCAGGGTCTACCTGCCGACGGCTGCACCTTGGCTCGACGAGTTCATCAACGAGTGTACGTCTTTCCCAAGCGGGACGCACGACGACCAAGTTGACGCGCTCACCATGCTCTTGGACATTCTGAGCCGCACGGGTAGCCAAGACATGATGCTCTATGGCGACCTGAGAATGGACGGCAGCCTCAACAGCCAAGTCAAGAACAACATTCGCTTCAACAAGAGCGATCTGGCAGGCGGTCAGTTCAAGCGTTGGGGCGAGTGACCCGGACGACAAAGACCCCCACATAAGGCAAAACACAGACCATGTCAGACACCAAGCGAAACTACAGTGGCAACTACCAAGCCTTGGGCGGGGACGGCATGGTCGTTGACCTGTCGCGCTTGGTCAATAAGCTCGTGGACATGCAGGACATCTCCGGCGATCTCACCGAGGCCGAAGAAAACAAGATCGTCCAGTACGTCAAGGCGTGCACAGAGATGAGCTACCAGAAAATCAGTGGACGCTACGACCACTGGAAAGAAGCCGATCGCGCTCACGACGTCTATGTTGATCCACATGCCACGCAATTCCGCGAGAAGGCAGTCATTGCTGATACGCGCGCAGTGGCCGACACAGTTCTCACTTACCTCATGGCAGCCCTTGCGGGCCGCAATCCAATGTTCCAGCTGGAAGGTCTCAACCGCCAGTCCCGCCAGAACGGTATGATCCTAGAGCGCGTGGTGCACTCTCAGATGCGCCGCACAGCTGGCGAAGCACGACTGGCCCAGATGCTCTTGGACTGCGTACGCTACGGTTTTGCGCCGACCCAGCTTCTGTGGGACGCCAAGAACAACACCAACCAGATCGTCAACAGTGACCCGCGCCGTTGTTTCCCTGATCCCCGCGTCAGTTGGGGCGACTGGGACAATGCGCAATTCATTACGTTCGTGAAGCACAGCTCATTCAATGCGCTCCTGAACTCACAGCTCTACCCGAAGCTCAAGCAGCATCCTGAACTGCGCAACCGCACCTCGGCCCCCAACAATGGCTGGAGCGCTCACAGGTTTCACGCTGAGCAGGGTCGCGGTCTCAACATTGACCCGTCGGCTCCCAATCAGCGCGGCATGGGCGATCAGCACTTCATGCTGGGCAACTCGCGTGTCACAGACGAGTTCTGGGTGCGCCTCTCTGGCTACGAGATCGGCGTCACAAGCATCGATCAAATCTGGCTGGTCATCACGATCCTAGACGAAAAAGTCTGCATCCGGTGCCAGATGAACCCTTATGGGCGTCAGTTCCCCAATGTGATCGGTGGCCTCTACCACGACAGCCACAAGACCTACAGCCAAAGTCTCTATGACTTGATCCTGCCAATGCACGACATCGCCACTTGGCTCCTGCGTTCCCGTGTGGACAACGTGCAGGCAGCCCTGAGCAACCTTATTTTTGCTGACCCGACCCAAGTGAACATTCCTGACCTGATCGACCGGAACCCTTGGGGCGTGGTGCGAACGCTTCCCGGCTCCAAGCCCGGCGACGGCATTCATATTGCGAAAATCCCAGACGTCACCCGCGGCCACTGGAACGACATCGCGGCCATGTCCGACATGAAGCAAAGAGTAAGTGCCGCCAGTGACGCCCAACAAGGCATGCCCACGGCAACCGTCCGGACCGCCACAGAAATCCAGCGCCTTACCCAGCTTGGCAGCCAACGTCTCGGTGTCTTGAGCCGAATTATTTCTGCCACCACTGTACGCCCCATGGTCAGAATGATGGTCGGTAATATCCAAGACGCCATCGCCATGGAAGGCAGCATCCGCATCGACCAAGACCAGATGCCCTCCCAACTGGCCCCCGTAGTCAAAGACGGCTACATCGACTACGACATCAGCGATCTCCAAGGCAACATCGACTACCTCGTCATTGATGGCACGCTCCCGCTCGAGCCGACCCGCAATGCCGAAACATGGATGAACATGCTTAAGATCATGAGCGAGACGGGCCTCAACATGGAATACAAGATGGGCATGATCGCTGAAGAAGCCATTCGTGCGCTCGGCGTCAGCGATCTTGACCAGTTCAGGATTTCCCCGGAAGAACGCCAATCCAAGGGCGACAGCCCATCCCAAGAGATGGCCATGCGCGAAGCAGCCAGAGGCGCGTCGGTCCAACCAAACGAGGACGTCCAGCGCCAAGTCGAAAAAGGCAACCTCGTGCCTCAACGCCAAGCCCCACAACGGAGGCAGAAGTAACATGAAGAAAGCCAGACTTATCAAGGCACTCATTGCCAACCAGCCCTCCGATCTCCAAGACATTCTCAACGAGATCGTCAGCGCGCTGGACAACAACTCAGACGAGCGCGAAGCCAACTTCAACAAGCGCATCGTGAAGTGTCAGCGCCACATCGACACCCTTGAGGGCGAACTCACGGGAATTAAGAACATGCTCGAAAAGCGAGGCAGATAATTTACCATGGCCGGAACCACACCCAAGAGTGAGCAAATCCAGTTTGTGTCGTCCAAGACGGGCACACACTCCCTTGATACTTACTTGGAAGACGCCGAGCAGGGCACAAAGACGCTGAGCGAAATGCTCACGCAAATCTTTGATGTCTCCGGCGACTTCGATGCGACAGTGTTTGAGTTCCGCGTTGATAGCTCTACCCAGAAATTCCAGAACCAAGTCTCTGGTGGCGGCTGGGTGGACAGTGGCGAGTACATCTTCAGGACCATTGGCGCATACGCAGACGCCACAGATTACGAACGTCTTGATATCGTCACGCACGACATGGACACCTATGTCGCCAATGCCGCGCACACGTCCAGCGGGGCAAGCCCAGATTCAAACTTCACCAAGATCGTCAACGCAAGTCTGGCCAAAGATTGGGCCACCAAGCTTGTCACCACGGTAGACGGCAGCGATTACTCCGCCAAATACTGGGCCACGTCCGCGGACATTGTGGCCGTTTCTGGCGCACTAACGGCCATCAATGGCCTCTATGCCGACCTGAGTGAACTCAACACGGTATACGGCGATCTCGCTGATATCAACACGCTGGCTACCCAGAGCGCAAACATCACCACGCTCGCAGGCATCAGCGCAAACATCACAACTGTCGCGACCAATGCCGCAAGCGTTATTACCGTCGCAGGCATCAGCGCAAACATCACAACTGTCGCTGGCATGACCTCGGACATCACCAACGTCTTGGCCAACGAAACCAACATCAATGCTCTGGCGGCTCTCGACACCGAGATCACAGCTCTTGGCGCGATCACGACTGCCTTGTCCGGGCTTTATACAAACAACGCGAACATCACCACACTGGCCGGACTTGATACCGAGATCACTGCTTTGGGTCCGGTTTCCGCGGCGGTCTCGAACCTAAGCTCGATCAGCGCAGCTGTCTCAACTCTGAGTGCGATCAGCACAGACGTTACCAACGCCGCAGCCAACGCTGTGAACATCAATTATTTCGGCAGCAAATATATTATCGCATCCAATGCGCCCGGCTCTCCGACCGACGGTATGCTCTGGTACGACACGACCACTGACGCAATGAAGGTCTACAACGGCACGAGCTTCGTAACCAGCGCGTCCTTTGGCAGCCTCAACTTCGGCGATCTCAATGACGTGTCGGGCACTGCGCCCGCCACAAACGAAGTCCCGCTATTTAATGGCACGGTCTATGTCCCGACGGCCATGAACCTTCAGACGATCACAGACATTGGCGCAGTCACGACCAACACGATCTCCGTGGCGACCCCGACCGCCGACGGTCACGCCACGACCAAACTCTACGTTGACACAGCCATTGCTGATCTTTTGGCGAGCGCGCCGGGCACACTGGACACGCTCAATGAGTTGGCGGCAGCTCTCGGAGACGACCCGAACTTCGCGACGACCATCACTGCGAGCATCGCTACCAAGCTGGATAAATCTGGCGGCACAATGTCTGGCGACATCAACGCTGGCGATAATAAAATCACCAACGTCACGTTCGATGATTACCAAGAGACCCTAGCCGAAGACGTCAGCAAGGCCACAGACTTCACGGTCCCGAACAACATCAACGTCGCCAGATACAATCTGGGTGGAGACTGCGATGTAACTCTGCCAACGACTGACAATATGCCATCTGGCACAACTCGCGCAGTCACGACCATCTTCGAGCAGGACGCCACTGGCTCCCGCGCAATAAGCTTTCTTGCGCCGGTAGGCTACAGCATTCTTTGGAACAACGCTTCGAGCCAGCCAGACGTTAATCCGGCAGCAAACAAAACCACTATTTACACGTTCACCTACATCAAGGGCAGCACAGATATCTACGCCAGCCTGTCATTCTACGAGGGATAAACCCATGACCAAGCCAATCGCATACGACAATATTGTTCTTCATTGTGAGAAGGGCGACAAGAGCGCCCAAAATCTTCGGCGTATCCTCGAAGACATGGACGTGCCATTCACGAACCTAGAGCACGTTGACGCCACCCAAGACTTGGAGGCCATCAGCACGTGGTTCAAAGATAAAGACGGCAAAGAAATTATCTTCAGGAAAACCCCGGTGGTCACATACGAAATAGTTCTCTGGGAAGACGACGACGACAAGTACGTCAAACAGAATTTTGCGCTCAGCCCAGAAGGCTTTCCAAGTGACTTCGCGGCTCTCGCTCGCTCCACGGAGTAGCCTATGCCCATCATTGGAACGTCCCACAGGTTCAAGCCTCTAAACCCCGGCGGCAGCCAAGTATTTAATGCCCCCGGAAACTTCCAGACGCCGCCCGGCATCAAAAAAGTCGCCATCAATGGTAAGGGCAATGCAGGAAACTCTGGCAATCCCGGCAGCATCGGAGACGATGGCGGCGCAGGTAATCCCGGCAACGCAGGAAATCCCGGTGTCGCTGGCCCCGGTGGCAATAGTGGCACATCAGGCAACCCCGGCAACGCAGGCAATCCCGGCACAAACGGTCCCGGCGGCGCCCGCGGCAACGCAGGAAACTCTGGCGCGTCTGGTAATTCTGGCAACCCCGGCTCGAATGGTGTCCGGGGAAATGGCGGCGCAGGCGGCAACGGTGGCACCGGCAATCCCGGCACCTCTGGCAACACGGGCAGAGGTGGTGGTGGTGGCGGCGGTGGCGGTGGCCGGTCAAATGCTAGTAAAAACTCTTATGTACAGGGCAACCCCGGCTCGTCTGGTAACGCGTGTCCGTCAGGCGGCGCTGGCGGCAATGGTGGATCAGCATCAACGTACTCGGCCAATGCGGCATTCGTAGCCGCGCGCCCCGGAAATTCTGGTGGTCTCGGAAACAACGGTAATGTGGGTTCAAATGGAAACGCAAATCCCGGTGGTGCCGGAAGCTCCGGCAATCCCGGCAACGCTGGCACCAATGGCAACACTGGCTCTAGTGGCGCTGGCGGCAATGGTGCAACGTCTGGAAGCGCAGGCAGCGCAGGAGCCAACGGTAACGTAGGAACCAATGGCTTAGGCGCGACAGCAGGCAATCCCGGTACGGCTGGCAATACAGGCACCGCAGGAAACACTGGCGCTTCAGGGAACGTAGGCTCTACAGGCCCAGACGGTACAGATGGCGCGGCAGGCGCTGACACGACCTTTGGCTCGCTGCACACATTCTCAGGTGGCACAGGCGGGACCAAAGGCACAGGCGGCACAGGTGGTGCAGGCGGTCCCGGCGGCGCCCGCGGCAACGGCGGAACCACCGGTGGCGTAGGCAATCCCGGCAATCCCGGCAACAATGGCGTCCGGGGAAACGGCGGCTCAGCTGGCAATCCCGGCAGTACAGGCAACGCTGGCACCAATGGCAACGGTGGTCCCGGCGGCGCCCGCGGCAACGCAGGAAACTCTGGCAACCCCGGCAATACTGGCGCGTCAGGAAATATCGGTTCTGCTGGTGCGCGAGGCAATGGTGGTGCGCGAGGCGGTGGCGGCAATGGTGGCGCCGGACAGTCAGCCACGAATGGCAACACTGGATCACCAGACGGAAGCTTTGCGCCCTACGGAAATGGCGGCGCAGGCGGCAACGGCGGTCCCGCAGGCGGAACAGGTGGCCGTGGTGGTCGAGGCAACCCCGGAAACGCAGGCAACGCAGGCTCCAATGGCAACACTGGCGCAGGCGGCAACGTCGGCGCAAACGGCAATGGTGCCACCTCAGGCAGCGCAGGCAACCCCGGCAACGCAGGCTACAACGGCAACCCCGGCGCATCTGGAACGGGCGCTGCAGCTGGCAACCCCGGCACATCAGGCTCCGCAGGCTCCGCTGGCAATCCCGGCACGGCAGGCCCAGCTGGCAACCCCGGCGCGACAGCTGCCAACACGTGGCCCGGAATGGGCGGCACCTCTGGCAATGCAGGCTTGGCAGGTGGCGCGACAGCTTACGCTGACGCTGACGTAGACGTCCTTGATCCGAATGCTGAGGTTGCAGTATCCGTCGCTTCTGGTACAACCCTAACTGTCACGTGGTCGAGACAGTAAGGAATAGGAATGTTTTTCCAACCCAAGACAATCTTCACGACAGAAGCCTATCTCAAAGACATCATTCCGCCCCCAGTTCCAGCCCGGACAAAGCTCCCCAACTGGTACAGGCATCTTCCCAATTTTGTGGAAGGCCCTGATAAATTCATGGGGCGCACCCTCAAGAGGTGCCCGCCTGTCTTGGACGCCATGAGTGCCGGGTATATTTTAACTACGCCAGCCGAGATCGAAGTGCGCGTCAACGAAGAAGGCGACATCGTTGACTGGAAGTCAGACTTTGTGGTGCCAGTCATTGAGGCTCACACCAAAGAACAGATCGGCAAGCACCCAAAGTCCAACCTTCCGCCCCTCAAGTTCCTGAATTACTGGCAGGTCACAACGACAAAAGGCTGGTCCACTCTTTTCACGCCGCTTCTTTCCCAAGAAGACAGCCTTTTTACGCCAATGTCTGGCATCGTCGAGACCGACAAATACTTCGAGTACGTCAATTTTCCGGGCTTCCTCAATTTCAAAGGGACGACTAAGACCATCCCTAGAGGTTATCCACTTGTGCAGGCGGTGCCTTTCAGGAGGGGCATGGACAAGAAAGCAATTATCCGGGGGATGACACCCAAAGAAGAAGCCAAGCTTCGAGAAACACGCATGAAGCGCACGAGCCAACCAAGTCTTTACCGAGAAACAATGTGGGAACGCAAATGAGAAACACAAAGTACACCGTCATCGACTTCGATGCGGACATCGAGAGCCTCGTCGTCAAATATACTTACGACGGCGAGCGACACACGATCAATGTGCGTCCTATCCTAGAGGGCGAAGGCGGCGAAGTGGACGTTGAGGCCACGCATTACTCCATTGAGCGTCATATTCGCGGCGCGCATGAGAGAAAAACCTCAGTCCCATCTGGCATTGAGAAGCTCATCGGCAAACAGCGCACAGTCAGCAAGGCAGCTGGACCAGAGGAAGTATGAACATGACACGCACAGTCCCAAAGGAGGCGATAGACTACGACGCTGGCGATTTTGTCTATTCAAACACACGCGACGTCGCAGCCGGGACGACTGGCATAGTCATTCCGATGGAATTCTACACTGGCGAAAAAGAATTCCGCCGCTCCAAATACTGGCTCGACAATGCGCCAAGCGTCCATCACATGACGCGAGACCTGCCGGGCTTCATGTTCCTGAAGCCGTATAAATCCCCAAGGATCACAGACCTGCCGAGTTTCCCCGGCATCGCAGAAGATGACGTCGAGATGACCAAGGTTGAGGAAAAGTATGTGCCAACTGGCATGTATCCTCGGCAAGTTACCAGCGTTTCCAAGCGACTTACCACGTGGTACGCCGATCCGAACTTCCTTTGG